AACCCGTTATATCTGCTATATAAGTTTTTAGATTAGATTGAAATGAAGATGTTCCTATCTTATTAGTTAACACATCTTCTATTTCAGACTGAGAAAATTTAATTAAAAATCTACTTACTTGCGGATCAGCAGATGTAAAAAAAGTAGATACATCTAATATCTCATCAACTCCTGTATTAAGTAAAGGAAATTGAGAATATATAGAAGCATCTTTTTCGGGAAATAATTTATATACTGCCATAGTTTATTTTTATAATGGTACTACTCTACCTTTAATATCGGTATTAGGAAATTTAACTTCAAAAATAGAAGGATCTTGTGATGGGTAAACCACTCCGCTCTGAGTAGCTCCTATTACATCATAAGCATATTTGGAATAACCTAAACTTTCACCAACTTTATTTACAATTTCAATACTTTTAATATTTTGAACTCCTTTAACACTATCACAAGTACTTAATATAGTATATAATTCATTTATAAGAATAGGCTTATTAATTTGCATATTCTCTACATTAAAATATTCCTTTAATCTCCTTATACAGCCTGATAATACTTCATTACTATTATAATTAGGTAATACTACTATTTCAAAATTAATACCTATATTGATAATAAAAGCATCTTTTATTTTAATAGAATCATTAATCATTCTATATTGAGATAGATAGGTAGATAAATTTTGTTTTAAAGCACTGCTAGCATTCACAAATTGGCTGCTATCATTATAAGCTAAAGTATATAAATCTAAAACCGAATTAGACTCCCCAGGCAGAGTATTTTCTAACTTAGGAGATTCAGCATACACTTTTGCTATAGACCCATATTGAGAAGGTAAACTATAAGATCTTACTAAATAATCTTCTTGAGTTACTGCCCTAAGTTGAGATGCATAGCTTGACAAAGAATTAAGCCTTAAATCTTGTGGAGAATCACCATTCCCTCCCCCAGTAGCGGGATTTGGATTGTCTACTGCTAAGGAATTAAATGTCGTTTGGGCTAAGGCAGTATTTAAATTATCAGTACTAAATAAAACATTACCCGTATTTGTTATAGAACTTAATGAATTTGCGGGGATATTTGCTCCAACACCCCCACCAGTTAAATATCTTATTGTTAAAGTAGTATTAGAGGGAGCAACACCATAAGTTTTATCAAACATAAAATTAGTAGGTGAATATGCAGTTGTTAATTTACTTTGACCAAAAGGTAAACCTATACCTACATTATTAGGATTAGGTACTATTTCTTCACTAAAGTCATTAGTAGTACCAGCACCAAATTGTAATTGTAAAGTAGCGGATCCACTATTTAAATTATTACTACTTATGAATCTAGAAACAAATCTATTAGGAACCTTTTTTAATCTTAAAAGTGAAGGAACTTGACCTGATTCATCTGTTGTGTTAGGATCAGGACCAAAAGGGTTTGTATTTTGTATAGTTTCAAATACTGTTTCTTGGGCTAAGTAATCTACCTCAGTCCATTCATTCCCATCACTATCAGTTATGTCTAATATCCCTAAAGGTTGACTAGCTACGATGTTGGTTGTTAAAAATTGTTGAGGTTCTCCAACTGACACAGTTGTACTATTAATTTTAGCTGATGCTGCATCCACTTTCTTTTTAAGAAGGAATGATGTTGGGTTACCTCCTGATACCTCATATATAGTTACTATTGTAGGGTCTAAAGAACTTGATTGGCTAAAATCAACCCTATTTTGAGTTAAGAAAGATGTACCGGCAGTACCCGTAACTGTTGAATTTTCTTGAATTATTAAAGCATAATTAAAATCAGGTACATATTCTCCCCCATCTAAAATTGCGGGTACAGTTTGAAAAATGTCTAATTCAGTAGTAGCTGCAGATGAAACTGAGGGTTTATAACCAAACATGTAAGCTAAATCATATAAATTATTGCTTTGTTTAGCATACTGAATAAAGTTTTCCTGGATCTGGTTATCAGTATAAAAGGCCATAACATCCCCCACATAAGAGGCCATTTCAATAAACATCATTCCTGGTGAAGCAGCACTAAAGTCTGTAAAAGTGTTAGGAAAATATGTTTTTGAAAAGTTAATAAGATTCGACCTCATCTCAGTGAAGTTCCTGTTGATATATTCAACGTTTCTATTAACTTTTTTACTTGTATTTGGAGATAAGGACATTATAGGGGCATATTAAATTCTACAAACTCATTTAAACTAGAGAAAACTGAGTAAAATATTTGGATTGTAACTGAATAGTAATCCTCATCAGCTATAATTTTTATCTCTTTTAATTCAATTACAGAAAATACTAAATTAATATCTTCTTCTATACTTTTTTTAAGAATTTCAAGTGAAGAAGGATCATTTTGTTCAAAAAGAAAGGATTGGACATTACTGCCAAAAGAAGGATTGAAAACTCGTTCTCCCTTGCTTGTCAAAAAATAATTAATAAGATTATACTTTACTTGTTCGGCTGTAGTATAATTAATATTAAAAATGGAATCAGAACCTGAAGTAGCAGTTGATTGAAAAGGTACAGACAACCCAATACCCACAGTGGGGTATTGATCAAACGCCGGTATATTTCCAACTTTAATTGCCATTTTTTATTTTTTCATTAACCCCATTATTTGATCCATCCCTAACTCCCCAGGAGGTAAATCCCCACCAGGCATTGTACCTTGAGGATTAAATCTAGGTTTAACATCTGCTGATGTAAATGAAGAAGCAGTTTCACCTAAAATACTTGCGTATTGAGCTCTTTTATCCTCACTTACCGATTGATGGGTAGCACTAATTTTAGGGAGACTTTCCACTACAGTTTGTTTAGGAGCTCTTACAGCTTCTAATAAAACTTCTTTTAATTCTTCTTGTATGGCCTCTTTAACGGCCTCTTTAATTAAAGATTTTAATACTTGCGATTTCATTGTTTATAAATATTTACTTAATAAGCTTTTAAATTATCTCTGTCAATAACGAATTTTAATTCATTAATCATTATTTGTTCTACTTGAGTGAACGAAAGTTCGGTTTGGATTAACACTATTCCATCTTGGTTCTTCCCTACAGCTCTTATTCTATTTACAGTAGGTGAGTAAGGAACCTTTTCAATTTCTAAAATAAATCCCTGGTATGTTGATAAATTAGGTGATTCCTCTGCTTCCTGCTCAACTTGAGCAATCTCAACTAACTCAGGAGAAGGTTGTGGTAAAGTTATAGTATTAGGGGGACTACAAGTTTGAATTTTATCGTCTAATGATTCTAACTTTTTAATAAAATCACTTACATAAAATGACATTAAGGCCACTGGGACTGAGAATCCATCGATAGCGAATTTTTTAGGAGCAATTTTAGAATTCCCAAATTTATCAAATGTTTTATTAGTAATTAAATCATCTAAATCACTTAAACTAGATACTATTGCTCCTGGTATAGCTGGGATAAACTTAGCCCCTATTGAAATACCTACTTTTGCTATTTTTAATGCGATAATTAATTTTATTAAAGTATCAATTCCAAATTTAGCCAAACCCAATGTTACTTTAAATCCTTTTAATATATTAGATATAGTATTAGCTTGACCTAACACATTATTTCTGATAGAAATTACATTAGCTATTTCTTTAGGAGTAGGACATTCTTTATCAAATTTTATTAACTGCTTTTCTAAGCTAGGGATAATTCGATCGGCGAATATCATAGCTTGTTTGGTTATTAACCCTATAATCAAGTATATCCCGCTTTGTTTAAGCGCACCAACCGTAGAGTTATTAATAATATTTTCTTCGATCTTCGCCATTAGATAGTTTTACTTACTTTAGATTTAGTTTTAGTTTCTAAATCGGCTTTAACCTTAATTAAGGTAGTGATTAACGGAGTAGTAGAAGCTACCATCGTTGTTAAATAAGGGGATGGATTTTTATTAAATTGGCTCATCCACTTTTGCAATTCTCCAACTAATTCAGATAAAAGTTCTATAGTTATATCTCCTTTTAATATAGGTTCTGTTGCCTCTTTATCACCTAATAATATATTAGGGGAATTCACCACAAAAGAATATTCACTATCTACATTAACCGAATATTGAGAATTTAAGTTTATAGATTTAGCAGCGCTTAATAATATGCTATCTTCTTTAGCATTTAAAACTAACCTACCCGAATTAATTAAAATTTGAGGAGAAGAATACTCAGGAACTAATTCAGGAGCTAATGAACTGGTATATGAATTGTAATTAAAAATGTTAGGTTCTAGATTAACCTGTTGGGTAGAGGTTAAATATAAAGACCCACTATCTTCATTTACATCTTCATTTACTGTAGTCCACCCTTCATCTGTTCGAGGGCCTTGTCCATTTCTAATTTTAGTAATAGGATCCTTACCTTCATAACCCGCAAGTCTTATTGAATTACCAAATCTCCCTTCTAAAATATAATCCCCTATATAAGGTTGAAGAGGATTTATATTTAACTGTTCAACAAATCCCTTCCCTAAATTAATTTCGGTTCCACCATCAGTAACCTGCCTAACGCTCCCGGCAGCAGTTTGTCTATAGTCTTTTTGTTGAGATGGAGCCAATTCCGAAAATCCCGGGATAGCGTTATGGTGTTGGCTTCCCCAAATATTAATAGGAGGTAAGTAGTATAATCTGTTAGAAGTAGGATTACTTTCTAACCCTGTAGAAGGTAAAACCAATACTACAACTACCTCATTTAATAAAGGATATTGTTTAATATTGGGGAATAAAGGATAAGCAATACTAATTGAATTTGTAGTTGTGGGCTGGCGTACGTCTTCAATAAGAATAGCACCAATAGAAGCCCATTCTCCAAAATTTTCAAATTCGGGGTGAGATTCATTTAAAATAATATCTTTAACCCTGCTAGAAAATATATTTTTATTTCCTTTAGATTTAGTGGATTTGTCATTCCCACTTAAAACTCCCTGAGAAAGTCCCGCTATGCCATATTGAAAATTAGGCATTACTTTTTATCGTCCTTGAATTTTTTTACCTCTTCTAATAACTGATATTTTTCATCCTCTGTCATTCCAAAATTTCCATCATCCTGTCCTTCATTATTTACGGCACGTTGGATGATGGTAGCCATTTTGATGAGTTGCTCATCATTCTTAACAGATATTTCAAGGTATTCTTTAAGTAAAGGGACTACTAGAGTAGCATCTCCAATATCTTGAATTAAAGGTTTTAGCTCTGATATAAGAGTGGAAATTTGTTCTTCCTTTTTCTTTTGGTTTAGATAAATTTCTTCCAATATGTCGGAAAATTTTTTCTTACCAAATATTTTTTTATCAAGCTGTCCCATATTTATTCTTTATTTATAAATATGGCTCCTCCTTAAAATTAGTATGACCATTGTTCTTATAGAAAAGATAATGTTCTTTATAAATCTTACCTAATCTATCGGCTATTTTAGTAATTTGAGGTGTTTTAACCTCTACCATTTCCCTTATGTAGATATAAAGGGCTTTTTTGTTGAAAATATCTAAAGAATCTCTCTGTTCAAATATAGATAAAATTGCATCTGCTATTTTAGCATCCCTAAGTTTTGGAGATAATTCGGAAAGATTATTTTGACAATAGGTAACATACTCATCCATAAAAAGTGAGTCATTATCTTTTTCCATAGGGTCATAATCCATATCATATGAATAGTTTAGATTATGATATAATTCTTCAACTGGGGCTTTATCAACCCTTTTCTTATAGTTTTTAGTATTTTGTATAATCAAATATCGTTTAGCAATCGTACCAAAGTATGAAAATGCTTTTGCCCCTCGTGTAGGGTCAAATAAATGAATTTTACTTAATAAAAACGTTATTACCTCATGTTGTAGGTGTTCAATATCATTAACTTCTGTATAATAAAATTTAAAAGTATGGATTATATTCTCGGTGAGTTTAAAAAACCCATAATGAATATCCTTACGATAAATCTCACTCCTTTCTTCGGGATCAGAAGAGCCATTGTATCTAACAATAGCGTCTTCTGTTTCTTGAGTAAAATATTGGTTTTTTGTCTTTTTCTTCCTCTTTCTAGGGGGTAATGTGCTCATAATTTATCTATCCTGAAATTAGATAGAATTTTCTGGAGTTCTTTGATTTGCTCATACATAAAACCGATTTCATCATCGCTTTTAAATATTCCTTTCTCATCAATTTTCTTCATTTTTTCATCCGAAAATTCTATTATTCTACTGAATTGGTCAAGGTATGTTATATACCCTGTCAATATGTCTTCTTGCTTTTCATTTTTACGTAAAAGGTTAATGGTAGTAAACCCTAAGGCTACAACCATTACACTTAATACACTAATTACTATTGTTTCTATCATAGCTTATCAAATAAATCTTTAAGACCTTTACTTTCAAGTTGAGAAAGTGCTTTATCTTTTGTGGATTTCTTAGCTTCTCTCGTCAATGTAAAATTTTCTGCCTGGGTAGGCACGGAATTTTTAAACTTAGGTAACCACTCCCGTTCAAATTCAATACGAGCTGCCATTAAATCGGCCTGGTGTAGAATAAATGGTAAGGAGGTTCGTGGTTTTTGCTCTGGCATAAATGCCTTAAGATACTTATTATTAGCTTCATCATATAACCCATCATGAGTTTGAATTGCTAACATTTCATTAAAAGTATACTGGATATCATGTGATTGAAGCATAAACAAACCTCGATCAGGGACTGAAGCGAATGGGACTTGTTTATTAAACATGTAATCCTCTCCTAATTTATCTTTTCTCCACTTATCAGTTTGGGGGATATAAGATTCATGTTCTTCATTTCCCATCTTACCAAGATCATGGTTAATAGCAGAAAAAACAAGTTCTTCTTTAGTAAAAGTAGACATATCTGCCCCTTCTTCTTCCCATAATTTAGATTGTTTAAGAGAACATCGAACTACTCGATTAACATGTTCAACATACCCTCCTGGGAATGAATTGTGATATTCTTTTTTATGAGCAGCAGGCATCATCATAATGCGCTCTTCATATTTTTTATAAAACTTAATAAGTTTATTTTTCCTATCCCCCGTAATGTGGTTAGTAATATTACCACAGAATTCTTCCCAATTATTTTCAATTTGTTCGGCTGTAAGCATTATACTCGGTTTTGTTCGTTAGGAGTCATAGGTTCACGCCCTACAGTTGCTTTAATCTCCTCAACTAATTCCTCACACTCTACTTTTACGTTATTAATTTCTTGGCTATTTCCTCTTCCATTATGGAATTCAATATGCTTTAATTTAGCTTCGAGGTTCTCGAGCTTTCTTTGGATGTGTTCTCTAAAATACATTTTTTAATGGTTTAAAACTGAAGTTACGAATTAAGATTTGGGGAATCAAGTAATTTTTTAAGAAAAGCACATTTTTCATACTCTTCTTGTTCCTCAAAATATTGCATTGATATATTCAACGCCTTCTTTAAATTTTCATATGATTTTTCTTTATTAGAAATATCTTTTAGTATAGATTGAGAATAAGAATCATCAAGATCGAACTTATTAATATATTCCCATGCTCTACTAAATAACATGTAGCGACCTGCTTTTTCCACACCGTCTACATCAAAGGAGGAATCAGCCTCCTT